CGATGCTGAAGTCCCCAATCAAACGCTATCTGGCCAAAACTCATGAGGGGGTAACCTGGGAACAAAAGGTTGCCGCTCTCAAGAATGAACTTACTGCAGAGCAACTGAAGACCTTAGGTGGTCAGGTCTCTACCAGTAAGAAGGGTCAGACTAACAAACGTGGGGGGCAGGATAAACCTCGAGACGATACCCGTAAGGTTCAACCCGCACCCGCTCTCCCTGGAGTGGCCCATCCTGCAACGAAGACAAATGCTCCGAGCAGTGGTCAACCCCGTGGATCCTGCAATAATTTCTGGAACACAGGAAGATGTCGATTTGACACCTCTTGCAAGTTCCAGCACGTTGCGAACAATGGCGAAGCAGTATCTCGCCCTCAACCCGCTCAGCCCGTGGCGCCTGCACAGCAGCCCGCAGCTGGACAACCTGCGCAGCAGTCTCAATCTGAGACAGTACCAGTTTGGTTCCAGCAATGGCTTAAAGCACAAGCTCCTCCTCCAATGCTCTACCCTCAGAGACCGTACCCCCCTATGGGGTACGCGTACTAAAGGAGAGTTTCTTACCCACTTGGTCCTCGCCAGGAAATTTCCTTTCGAGGTACCAATGTGGGTACAGGAGGTGGCTATCTCGCTAGTCAACAGGAGTAGTCACGAGCATGAACAACTTGTCTACAGGTATGATAACGCTGGACAAATCGTCGCACTAACAACAACCCAGAAAGAGCAAATTGATGAAAATAGAAAAGCTGGGAAAACAACAATCTATAAAAACCAAAAAAAAGAAGAGCAACCCTCCGCTCAACCCAAAGGGGAAAGTGAGGGTAACCGCGCCACTCAAATAGAGACCAGCGACGTGCGCAATCTCAACATCGACGATCCCCGGGGATATGATCCTAGAGACATGACGACCGAAGAACGGAAACGGTGGAGGAACCAACTAAAAGAAGTAAGGGCCTCCACCATAACCGAGATCAAGCAAATCAAGGAATGGATAGCACAGACCGAAGTAAGGGTCAACCCCCCGCTAGGGGCCCGTGTACCACCTTGGAGGATTGCACCAGACCGGCTCAAGGAGATGCTTCAAGAAGCAATCGACATAGAGCAAGGCGGGGACATCCTATTCGATCCAGTAAAACACCCGGCACTAGCTCGCAACATACTATTTATGCATGCGGACGTGTACCTAGGTATGGAACTGGAGCTACTGTTCACGAGACAATACCTCTGTCGCAAAGCGGCCTCAAAGAAAATGTTTGAGGGTGAGCGACGGAATGCACTATACGATCTAAACCAGGTAGAAGAAGACATAGGTAAACTAGGTCTCAAATACAAGGAATTAGTTATGTCTTGCGAACTATCTGTCGCCGAAATGGCGCCAATTATCCTGGAAGCTCTCTACAATCGTAGGGAGAATACACAGTATGACTGGCAAGGGCAACTAGACGGATACAGGGGCCTGGTAATGGAGAAAGAAATCTATATCGAATGGATAGAGAACCAACTCGTTACCATAAAAAATCTCAAGGGAAGAGAGCCAGAGGTCAAATTGATAGACCTCGGCAACATCCCAAGGGAAATAATCAACTGGGCCGATGAGGTAATAAACATACCCGATCGGTCCAGGGAGATGACCCAACTTGAGAGGCGTGTCAATCAGGCTGAAGGAGGTAGAGCAATCTACTACTTCGGTGTGAATGACGACGGAACCCTCACAAGCGAAAACCGTTCTCAAGAAGTGTCGAGGTTCTTCGCTCATTTCATCGAGGAGATGAAGGACGAAGGATACTACTCCCATGACATAGAGCTGCTCAATGAAGAGCAGTTCATGGCAGAGCAGTCGGCCTTTGAGAGTAAAGGGGAGATAGAGACAGGTGGGATAGAGTACAAATCCACAGGGTCGCACATTGCAAACCTACCACCACCGCCAAAACTCCCTAAATTCCGCGTGATCAAGCTAAGAATAAAACGAGCCGCATATATTTCTATAACGGATAGAAAATTATTCAAGCCTGACCCTGCCACTCACGGCCCACCAATATTCGAGGTGGAAACCAAGGATGTGCAGGTAACACGGGGAATACTGCGGGTCTCAAGATGGAGACTACCATGCTACAAAGAGAAGGGGTTCAAAGATTACCCGATCAAGTTGAAGGAGAAGCTCAGGGCACAAGACGAGCATGACCGCAAATCAGCGGTCGCCCTATCCCACACACTATCCGCGGTAACAACAGCACTCCTAATGTCAAGGCAGACTGGTGACGTAGATTTACAAACAATATCATTCCCAAGGGATGAGGGTCTGTACTCCTACATTAATCAGATCCAAAAAACCATCATCGAAGAATGGATGGAAATTGGGCATGACGAAGTCGGCACGAGACTAAAAGAAGCGTCCTCTCAAATACGAATAATATGGCAAACAGGTAAGGTACAAGACATCAACATATACGCCAAATTATTCCTAAAATATCTCGACCTCACAGAGCCTAAATTCAATAATACGGCTATTGAGGTGGAGGTAGATGGGGTGAAAGTATCACCCCCTTCGTACGGCCTATGCGTGATGGGGACCCTTGGAAGAGCGCTCCCACCACCACCGGACGCCAAAGTTGAGAGAGACACCCTCGAAACCTATGAGAGGTTCCGAGAGCCCAACAGTATCCCAGAGAGGTTGGAGGAAAAGATAGAGCTCTGGGCATGCACCTTCTTCAAGGACATGCCAGAGCCATCATCTCTCCGCCTAGCCCCCGCGGGCGCTGCTGGATGTTTGGAGCGACCGAGAGGCATGGGAGGAATCGGGACACTAGTCTCCGACTACTACCATGCACTCAAGGGAGTGAACGATCCATCCTCAAAAGGTCTCCCAAATGTAGGGAGATGGAGAGAGAAATGGAAAGAATTTCCGGCGCTAGCCCCGGGCAACATAGCTGCCCATCAGGATCGGGCCGGAGAGTTCACATACGCTCTAGCGCTGGACCTTTGCAAAGATTACCTAGAACACTATGAAACGTGTATGGGTAAGTATTGTTCTGAGCCAGAGCTACATTTCCCCTTGATTCCATTCGGGATTCCAGAGCGAGGGCATAAGACAAGAGTTCCATGCCTAGGATCAGGTTTCTTTAACATCCTACAACAACCGATCAGAGAAGCTATGTTCTCAGTGATCAAGAAAGATCGTAGGTGCCGTTATAGGACAAGGGGGGGTAGCCGGAAGGAAGACCTAACGGCTTTCTTAAGGTCTTTTGAGAGGAATATGCTATCCCACTCAGGCGACCTTAAGGTTTCAACGGACAACTTCTCGGCCACATTTAACCGATGCCTAATCCGTGGAATAGAAATGACCGGGAAACTAACCCCACTCGAGATAACCATCTTTAAGGCTGCCACTGGTAGCTTCAGGATGATATGCCCGGATGATGGACCCGGAGAATTAGTACACATACAACCGGCAGCCTTCCATGACATGAGTGTCGAGGAAGACAAACCGTTTGCAATAGAGAAGAAATTCAAAGACCTTTACAATAAAATGAAAAGGGAAGAAGAACCTCGCGTGTACAACCAATCGGAGCCGGTATTCACCACACCCAAAACGAACTGTATTAACTGTGGTAAGTATAGGGAAAAGTGTACTTGTAATCTAGGATTCCAAAGAATTAGGAATGAAGAGAAGAAGACACCCTTAGATTGGAAACTCCCACTCCCAGGGTGGAAGAAGGCCTCAAGAATGCCCGAACAGGGCGGACGAGACCTCCCTCCAACACAGGGAGAGGGGATTGGATTCGAAACAATGGAACCAAAGCAATATAACTGGAATCACGAGAAGGTAGTCGAGGAGTATATCGAACTTCAAAAGATGATCCTAGGATTCATGGGAAATGAGAACTACCAGACGCAAAGAGGTGTTCAAATGTCCCAGGCCATTTCTATTGCTACCCTATATTCATATAACCTATTCGCCGACGACGAAGCAATCGCCGCAGGTGGAAAAGGGATGAGTAATTTATGTGGCGACGACTCGTTAAGAACGGGCGACGACATATATATCTACACCTATAGGGACACCATAGCAGACCTAGGGGGTGTTTGGTCCAAACTAAAAGACGTTGTCGGGACAACTGGTAATGGGATATTCACGGAAGAACACTTCTCATATGGAAGAGTCCATGATATCCCAAAAGTGAGAGCTGTCGCCAGGTATGATAATGATAATATACCCGGCTGGCAGAAGGCACTCCAATCCGCAAACAAGGTCGAGTTCCCAAGGGACCCGGGGTCAGGAGAAACGTACGCTCAAGGGCGCACGTTGGTCCTGGAACCTTACAGGTCAGACTTAGAGGAACTAAAACAATTCCTCCCATTAGGACTACCAACAACCCTGGGCGGGCTAGGGGACGAATCCCCCATCCATTGGAAGACGGCCGAAGCCCTCTCCCGACTACCCAAGGTTGAGGATAAAGTCTTAGCGTCTCGATGCTTGAAGAAGGTACTCAAGTGCATGCACTCGGACCAACTCAAGACCAAGAGACAATGGAAGTTAGATCTTTCCATAGAATACCCCAATGAAAGAACCTCAACCCTTGAAAGGGAAATCGGTTTCCATCGAGGCACTCATAGGTGGATCTACCTTGAAACCCAACGCCTCCGTTCTGCTTTAGAGGCTGCAGCAACACTGGAGAGCCCCGCCTACCCGGTTAAGTTCGAAAAGCTATCGAACTACCAGGTAGTACGGAAACACCTACTCAACCTAGATCAGGTACTAGACCTGACTGAAGGGGTAGATGGGACGAAACTTAACGTCCAAGGCCTTATCCAGCAATGCTATCATTATGACGTTCCAACAGACACTGTCAGGAATGCCATAGGACTTGAGGTGCGCGAGAAACTCTCGTACCAAATGAACTAACGCTTTTCAGCAATCAGAACTTTGGGCCCAC